GGAAAGAATTGAAACTGCATACAACAAAGGAACAGTTCATGGAATTGATTATCCTGAAAGTACATTACCAATAACTGGTGAACAATACTACGAACAAACCTACGGAGGAGGTGAGAAATGAAACTATACACAGAAGAACAAGTAAAAAAAATGATTGAAAAAAGCCAATATACAGGATTGACTGCTGACTTTTTAATACTAGCAGCTCCTTCAGTTCAACTACCAACTGATGAGGAGATAGAGAAAGAATCAAACAATGAATACCAAGAACAAAAGCAATCTTATGAGAACAGTGTAGAAATGTTTCCTATTGATTTTGCGAATTATTTAGAAGTAGGATTTATAGAAGGTGCAAAATGGATGCGTAATAAAATACAAAGAGATAAGCAATGAAACTATTTACACAACATCAATTGCTAAACACTGCCGAGGCAATCAAAAATTACTATGAGAATAACCCAGATACCGCACAAGAAATGGTAAAAAAACATCTTATGAATTTGGCACCCGTTACTACAAAAAGAACTCTCATCATCTACAACACCAAAGAAACAACAGAAGAAGAAGCAAGGCATTTATTAGAGATTCTAAATTGTGATGATTCAACCTTATGGGATAACGCAGACCATTGCGGAGTACAAGTAATCGAAGTACCATTGGACAACGGAGTGGGTATCAGATAACTTAAAGAATTACGACCAAAACAAAATCACACACCTAACTTAAACCTAATCAATATGACAAACAAAGAAAAATCATGCAAACAGCTCATTAGGGAGCTAGACATTCTAATTGAAGCAGACTTTGCTGCGGCTAAGGCTGAATTAGAACAGTTTAAAAATCAACCCAGTGTATTTACTTTGTTCGAAATCAATGAACAAGAAGTAACAAACGATGTTATTTGTAGTATATTTGCAGATGATGATCAATTGTCCGACAGCCATGGAAAAGGTAGTATCTCTTAAAGGTAAGATGACTCCTCAGTTTATAGACCACTGTAACGAGAAAGGTATAGACTTAATCAAATGGTACAGGTGGCAATTACATCTAATTTGGGAACAAAGAAAAATCAGTAGAAAATACACAAAGCTAAACTAATTATGTATCGGGTAAACTATCAGATCGACAAACACAACGCTAACATCTTAATGATTTGTATTAAAAACGGAGACTCTTGGTCTCAACTTCACGATGAAACACTAGAAAAACAAATCGAAGAGAAGGTAGTAAAGATTGCTAAGACGTATGAAGTAGACAATGCTTATGGAGAGATGCATCTCACAGAACAACTTAACTTCATTACAGGTTCCATAGACTTAAGTCAGAAATAATGGAAAGCATATTCACAGGCTTAGCAATCTTATTTGGAGCTTCGGCTATAGGTATAATCATTCTTTACTTACTGTATCGTACAGATAAAAAAGAAAGATACCCTATACATAGTGATATTACTTATGACCACGTAGAGGAAGATATTCAAAAAGCCGTTAAGCGTAAAAAACGTAAGGCAGCCAACGCTAAGCGTAGGTCAACAAACACTAAAAGAACTACTAACGGTGACAAAGGAAATTCTTTGGCTTGATGACTTACGTAATCCTACTCAAGCACAATTCAGAGTTTGGATTACAGTTATCTTTGGTGAAAATGTAAAAGTTACTTGGGTAAAAGGTTACAGAGAATTTGTAAACTATCTAACTGAAAATCCTATGCCTGATGGAATGTCTCTTGATCACGACTTAGGCACAGAGTTAACAGGGTTAGATTGTGCAAAATGGCTTATAGAATACTGCATGAATAATGCAGTTAAGCTACCAAAGTACTTTGTACACTCTCAGAATCCTGTAGGAAGAGATAACATACAAGGATATCTAGACAACTACTTAAAATTTCAAGAGCCCTCTTAATCGAGGGCTTTTTTATCTTAAAACTATGACTAACATAAAAGAAAGATTTCTTAATGGCGAGTTTGGAGAGATCTATCAGTCTGATGCACTTGCAAAACTTAAAGAAAGAGTTGAACAACGCAAAGAATTTAAAAAAAGAAAAGAAAACATGGGTAAAATAGACAAAAACAGTAAATTTTATAAGCCTCCTACCTTAGAAGAGCGCTTAGAGAATATTAAGTATTTCTTTCTCTTCTGGAGAGGAAGAAAAAGGGGTATGATATTCACCCGTAACATTGAATTAGATGATTTCCGCTATATCTTCTTTCCCAAAGGATTTGAGAAGTATGGTTACTTAGGAACACATCTATGGAATGAAGAAGGTGATTATTTTAATGCTCTTTATCCTTTAGTACTTGCTATGGATCATGAAGCTAAGCCTAAATTCTGCCCCAGGTGGTTTCTTAGATTCTTACATGTGTTTGGTTGTGATAAATCTATTGTAAGAGTTCGTAACTGGACCTTGCATAACTTACTTAAAAAACTAACTAAAGGTATTGCCTTTATAGATTGGAAGACTAAGTGGCACAGTTATGACCTACGTATCTCTATATATGCTCCTATGCACTTACAAAACTTAGCAGATGACATAGAACAAGGGTTTTACTCTAGAGGTGCACAAGAAGAGCTAGTAGCTAAGATTAAGCAACTAGATCCTAATGCAGGTATTATCTGGGGTAGTATTGAAAGATTAAAAAAACAACTAGAAAACTTAGAAAACAATGACACCAATTAACAAAGATTCATTACGAGAGATATTAGAAGATAAAATTGCAAGCTTTCCCAAGCCAAAAAAAACAGTAGGATGGTATTGTTTAGGCAGTAAAAGTCGAGCATACTGTGTTTCATTTGCTACCTATAGTAAACCTAACTTTATTAAGAGATTCTTTATGAGAACCTTACTAGATTTCTATTGGGTTAAAGAAACACAACAATGAGCAACAATAAACAAACGGCAGTAGATTATTTAGTTGAACAATTATTTCCAAAAGCATTAAGCGCAGAGCAATATTATCATATCGAACAAGCCAAAGCAATGCACAAGGAGGAAACTATAAAATTGTATTATGCATACGAAGATTATGTATTGCGTGAAGAAGGTATTATAAAAACATTTGGGCAATTTTATAACGAAACATTCGGAAGTAACAATGACTAAAGAATATATATCTCCCCTTATTGAAAAGCTACTCAGTGAAGTATCTCCTGAACAGTTTGAAGCTACTAGCAAACAAATGGAACCTCAAGGTCCTAAAGCAGAAGCCCAAGACTTCGTTTTATCTTTTTACTATAGATTACCTAACAATGGCAGCCTTTATACTGGGATTAACAGTTGTGAGTCTCGGTATAAGGAAGCTGTAATGTGTGCTAAGTTAAGTATTGAAAGAATTATATTAGCTCTAGAGGCCCACAGTTGGCAAAACAGAGATCATATAGAGCACCATAAAGAAATGTTAAAAGAAATAGAAAACTTATGAGCAAAATAAAACAAGACAAAATACCTATGACATTAACAGAAGATAATGTCTTAGAAGTTATTGGCTACAAGTATAAACTTCTTAGAGAAAGAGATAATCTACTTAGCTTTGGTGATAAAGTTGGATGGATTGAATGGAAACCAGATGGTACTTTTGGAAAATTACATGATAAACCTGCTATTGGATTATCTTGTATATTAAATCCACATAGAATAAGCTTTGCTTGGTTAACAACTTCTATCACAGAAATCTTAAAAGAAGAAGACGATTATATTAAGTTTAAAACTACAAATAGTACATACGAACTATGGCACGCACAACAAGAGAACAAAAAAGAGAACAAGCAGTAATCGACATCATCAATCAGATGTTTGTTATTGCAGGTCATGAAGTCACCTTTGAGGATATTAAAGGCCGCAAAGATGATTGGTTTACTGATTGGACTATGACAGTTGCTCAATCAGAAGAATGGAGAGAATGGGGTATAGCTTACCTACGTAAGAACCTTAAAATGAATAAGGGATTAGCAGAGAAAGAAATGACCTGGTTCAACCTACAGTGGGGACTTAAGTACTCAGACTTTAAGCCATGAAACTCTTTTTATTTAGAATAACTCTTTTATCTTTAATGTTTTTCTTCGGATTAATAGGTTTTTTAGTACTTATACTAGAAACAATAGTTGAAGGCATTACTACATTACTTTATAAGATAAACGATTTCTTAGAAGGAAAACTAAACTCACTTAAATGAACAGCATAGACACACAATACCAAATTCTACTTCAATCTATTTTAGATTACGGAGTAGAGAAGTCTGATAGAACAGGAACAGGTACTAAGTCAATCTTTGGCTACACCATTAGACATAGAATGAGTGATGGATTTCCTCTCTTAACCACTAAGAAGATGCCTTGGAAGACAATAGTAACTGAGTTACTGTGGTTTTTAAAGGGTGACACTAACATTAAATACCTTTTAGACAACGGATGTAATATTTGGACAGGAGACGCTTATAAATCTTACCGTGAAGCAAGACCAGACGATAATCATGCTTACACTATAGAAGCGTTTGCAGAACAAATCAAGACTAATTCTGACTTTGCTGCTAGATACGGTGAGTTAGGTCCTATTTATGGTGCTCAGTGGAGAAGATGGCCTTCAACAGACTTAGCAGGAGGTTCAATTGACCAGATTAAAAGTCTAATCTATAATCTTAAACACAATCCAGACTCTAGAAGATTAATGGTTAGTGCTTGGAATGTAGATGCTCTTGAAGATATGGTTCTTCCACCTTGTCATTATGGATTTCAAGTTTATACAAGAGAGTTGAGTAGAGCAGAAAGAGTAGAAAATTATAACTCTAAATTTGAAAATAAAATAGAAGTACCGTTTATAAAATTAAACTTGGGAGATGCAATAGAAAATACTATCGATGTGGCTTTAACTCAAGCTAACATACCAACCAGAGCAATCTCTTTAATGTGGAATCAACGTTCAGTAGATACTTTCCTCGGCCTTCCCTTCAACATCGCCTCCTATGCTCTTCTCTTAACTATCCTTGCTAAAGAGGTAAATATGGTTCCTGATGAATTAATAGGTAACTTAGGCGATACTCACCTCTACTTAAATCATATCGAACAGGCTAAAGAGCAAATAGAAAGAGATTTTTATGAGTTACCCAGATTAAAGCATCTAAAAACAGATAGCTTTTATGAGTCACTATCAAAAGATCAATCACTACATTCACACTTAGAGAATACTGACTTTATTTTAGAAAACTACTTATGTCATCCCCCGATCAAAGCACCCCTCTCAAATTAGACCTAAAAGGTTTTACTCCTAGACAATATGCTGCCCTTATCTTAAGAGATGAACTAGGGTACAGCTATGAAAGAGCAGGAAATCGTTTAGGTCTTAATAGATTTGCTTTTAGAGAGCTCTACAAAAGAGCTATCTATAAACACGAAACTAAAACTATCTATGCTAACTCAAATTTCTTATTACAACAGAAAAGATCCTAAATATTTTCAGTTTATTTCAGATCATTTTGAAGTACAATTTACGGAAAAGTCGTTTAACGACCCTAATTTAACAGTACACGCTATCCAAGACGGACTAGATATAGTAGCTGTAATGTTAATGAGAAAGAAAAAAGAATGCTATCGTATTAACTTTATTCATGTAGCAGAGAAGTATCAAAGACAAGGTTATGCAAGTTTTCTCATAGATTATGTTATTAAATCTATCTATGAAGAGACAAAAGAATTTGTAACTGTAATTACAAGAGTTAAAGCGAATAACTTAACTTCGCTTAACTTCTTTATTAAAGCAGGTTACAAGTTTAAAACCTTTGAGTGTAGGAGTGAAACAGTTGACATCAACGGAAGCATCACAACAACAATTAAACCAGCTTATATACTAACTTATGACTACGGAAAACAAGATCCTTTTAAACAGGATTAAAACACCAGATGGTACTATCCTTACTTCTTATAATCGTCATGATTATAACACCTATAAGGATACTATTACTAAAGAAGTTCTTATGGTAGATGGAGGAACAGATTATCTTAGAAGACATGTAGGAACTTACGAAGAGTTAAGCGTCTATGACGATGGCTCACATTTAACAAGAAGATCTGCTGTTCATTGGGGTACTAGAGGTATAGACGGAAGACAACCCTTAGTCTACAAACCTATTAAAGACTTAGACTTCGATCACATAGAAGCTATACTAAAGACTCAATATCAACTCTCTGATTTTTACAAAGAGGTTTTTAAAGAAGAGTTAAAATATAGATTCGAAGAGAAGGCAGAAAAGCTTTAACTAACTTATATTTGTAACATGAGTCCCAAACAACAAGCAGAAGCTATAGAAGTGGAAATTAAGAAGACCTTAGGTTTTCAAATGGACCACTACCGATTTAAGCAGATTGCTAATTATACCCTAGATAAAATCATTGCTGAGTACAGAGATATGGATAATTATCTAAACAACAAAACTGTACATAATGCAGTTTTATTTTGGAAAGAAGTAAAACAGCACATCAATGAGAAAAGCATGTAAAAATATTGGAAGAAAGCTTAAGAACACTAACTGTATGAGTAGTAACGAGTTCTTCGCATTCTCTCTTCTCTTTGTCTCCGTATTCTCCCTGTTAATAGGGATTGTAGTAGATTTATGTGCTATCTTTGAATAATGGAGTATACGTTAAGCGAAGAAGGTACAGTCATAGAATTCCATCTGATTGTAAAGACAATGAAAAAGAACGAAGACTACAAGTTCTACTCAGAGAAAGAAAGAGACAGAGAATTTAAAAAAGCTTTAGGAGAAAAAAACTTACTGCTAGCTCATCGTTACAAAAAAGACAGCGAAAAAACACCAGAACAACTTTAAATTAAGAAGAAAATTTAATGAAAGCACCTCTAGGGGTGCTTTTTTGTTTTAAACTAAACCAACTAAAATATGCCTAATTCACAACCACAAGAACCACAGGAGCTAATTGCAGCTCTAATCCCCGATGATCCATTTTCAATGGAGTTTATGGAAACAGCAAATACCTTACAAGTATCTGCTCACTCACTTGGTAGCTTACCTAAAAGACGAGTAAGGATAGCAAGAGACAAATTTGTATTACACAAAGACCTAAAGACTCGCTTAACTAGATTAATTGCTAGTAACTGTAGCGAACAAGCAAAAGCAGTAGCTGAAGACATTCTAAACCTTAAGTATGTTCCTTTAGAAGGTAAGTATTGTAACTATCTAGGTTTATCTCAAGCGGACTATACTAAGATTTCTTATCTAGATAAAGACCGTGAAGAAAGACTTGCAGGACAAGAAACTACAATGGAGATGATTCGTCCTGGAACTGTTGCTAAATTCTATGTACAGAGAAGTAGACGTAGAAGCAGAGAACAGACTCCAGATGATTCTACAGCACAAGATATGATGATGGTATTTACCTTAAAGTTGACTGCAAGACATCTAGGCGATAGATTTTATCCTATTGAACGTACAGAAGACGCTGACGTATACTTTATTCAAGAATTCTGGGACGATTCTCCAACTAAAACTTATTCTTTTAGTTTTAAACAGACTTATCTTTCACACGAAGCAGGAACATTACGTATTCAAAACTCAAGAACTAGAGGAGCAGATGCGTTTACGTTAACTACTAATGGTGTTATTTTAAATTCAAATAACTGGGAAAGACTCTTAGCAGTAGAATTTGAGAACACTTCAATGACTGTTAAAGAAGTATGGAACTTTAAGAAGCGTTATCACACTTCCATAGGTAAGATTGTACGTAGGTTATTTGCAGACAAATATTCAGATAGAGAGGTTACTGCATTTGCAGAAGCATATGCCTCTTTGATTACTGTTTCCAATCCTTTGTATGACTTTCAGATTATCGAGGGAGAAGATATTAAAGACGCTTATCACGAAAATAATTACTATCAACACTCAGGTACCTTAGGTAATTCTTGTATGCGTTACCAAAACTGTAGGAATTATTTTCAAATCTACACTAAGTACCCAGAGAAAGTAAAGATGGCTGTACTTAAAAGATCAAATAAGATTGCTGCTCGTTCTATTATGTGGAATATCGAAGGTAAGTTTATGTTTGACCGTATCTATTATTCAAATGACGAGACTCATAACTTGCTTAAGAACACACTAATAGGAGCTGGTTATGAAACTTTATTTCAATCAAATAGGAACTTCTCCTTAAACATTGACTTAACAGGTATTAATCAGTTTCCTTATGTAGACACTCTTTGTAACTACGACCCTCATAGAATGCTTCTGACAAACCAACATCTTAGGGATGAATATTGGCAGTTTAGATCTACTGGAGGTTGTTTTAGTCGCTACAACTCTAGTGAAAGACTAGAATGTTGCATCTGTGGAGATGAGATAAACGAAGACGACTCAACTTATATTACTGCAGGTGATCATTCAGATTCTTATGCTTGCAGTAGTTGTTATATTTATTGTGAAGCAGACGATTCTTATGTTACTATAGAAGATGACACAGTAGAAACCTATAATGTAGAAACGATTCTTACATGTAGATCTCTTAGACTAAATAATGGAGAGTATGCTCATATAAATGACGAACAACTCAGAGAGTATGAAAATGGTTTCGGATACTTTATTCTAGATGAAGACTTTTACTTTACTGACGGAAGTGGTTTCTATCACAAGAACGATCCAAATATCCCTGAAGACGCTTATGACTCTCAGGAAGCTGACAGAAGAGCACAAGAAGAAACTATAAGAATGATAGCACAAGCACGTGCTCTAGGAGAAACAATTGCTCAAACAGAAACTAGTTATACATTCATTACAAGTAGTTCTGGAACAACTGGTACATATAATCATATTCCAGTTTTAACTTATCTTAATTCTACTGGTTCAGGTATAAATATACATGGATCTTCATTATCTTCAGTATCTTTAGTATCTTCATCACTAGCACAGATTAACGAAACAGTCGAAGAAGAAGTAGAATTAGAACCAGAAGAAATGGAGGAAGATCTACAAGATGAACAACAATTCCTTATTTAAAAAACAAACTAAAACAAAACAAAAATGACAAAATCTTATGTTAGCAGTTACGTTAACCGACTAGAAAGTATAGACCACACTATTAAAGGAGATTTCCCCGTAGATTTTGATCTATTGTTTGATATCATGTATCAACAAAGCCCTACTTATCAACCAGAAATGGAAAGACTAAAGAAAGATTGGCTTGTAGAATTGATTTCTAAGATAGAAGGTGTAACAGTAGTAGAAAAGGGAGGGAATATCTATTGCACTAAAGGAGAAGCTGAGTTCTACCCTACTATTGTAGGTCATTATGACACAGCTCAAGATTACCATGTAGGTATGCGTATCTTTAAAACAGATCAGTGGATTTTTGGCTTTGATGATGCAACAGGTGAACAATGTGGCTTAGGTCTCGATGATTCAGTAGGTGTATGCTTTGCTATCCAAATGCTTAAGATGATGCCTGTATGTAAGGTTTTCTTACCTTATGGCGAGGAACGAGGAATTGTAGGTACTAATTGCTGTGATATGTCTTTCTTTGACAACTCACTAGTAGTTACTCAGCTGGATCGTAGGTCTTACACCAATGACTTTATTAAGTTTACTAATGGAGTTCAGACTTTTAGTCACGATCATTATGAACTAATCCAACCTTTGATGGAGAAGTATGGTTACACTCTTAACTCAGGTACAGCAACTGATGTCGGTGGTCTACGTAAAAGAGGACTTAAAGTTTCTTCACATAACTTATCATGTGGTTACTTTAACGAGCACTCAGATACCGAGATAGCTAGTGTAGGTCTTCTTATCAACGCTTTTAGCTTTGCTTATGAAATGCTTACTATGCTTGCTGAAAGGAACATTCCTCTTACATTTCCTATATACTCTAGGTCAGAACTTCCCTACGGAGGATCTAAAGTTAAATCTACATCTATTCCTCTTGGTTATGGTGGTCGTCAAATTCATATGTTTGATGCTGATGACAATGATTGGTACTATGATGCAGTAGCTGGAGATTGGGTAGAATCTAAACCTAAAATTATAGATCCTTTTGAGCCATCAGCTTCTACTGGATCTAAAGTAGGTAAACAATCCACTTATTGGAGCAGAGAAATGCCTTCTGAAATGATAGATGAAGCAGAACTAGAAAAAGACAAAGAGTATGAAACCTACAATGAGTGGATTATGGAATGCTATCCTGAATACACAGATCCAAAAATCAGAGAGGAACTTAAGTCTTATTCTGTTTTCTTCCCTACAATTAAAGAAATAAGTCAGGATCTGCTGGATGAAATGATTATGGATGACATCTGCCCTCATTGTTATGATGAAAGTGGCTTAGTAATTACTAACGATCTTTTACTACACACTTGTTGTCATGCTTGTGAAAGCGTATTTAACGTAGTTGCAGAAGACCAAGATTACGTAGAATCTAAGATTAAAGAGTGTGTGGAAAGAAAAATTGATTTCCAAGAAATAGCAGACATGTAAATGACAGAAATAGAACACTATGGAGATAGCCTGGAGTCACATCCAGGCTTTCTTTTTATGAAAAAAATGTGGTTGGAAGACCAAATTGACTTGGAAAAAGAGGAAGATTCGCTTATCTTTGTAGACCCGCCTAAGATTAATTCGAAGGAAATATTTGCAGGTGTAAACTTTAATTTAATAAAAGAAACAGATGAAAAAGACATTCTACGAAGTACTATGGGCACTAGCCAAACAGGAAAAGATGATAGACAGATGGATTTACGAAGAGAAACTTCTGTTTAATGGAACAACTTACAGTTGGACTCCTAAAGCACTACAAGATCTTGATGTAACTGAGTCTGTTGGTGAGTTATCTGCTCTTGAGAAATTAAAGACTACACACATAAACACTGCTCCTAACAGAGACTTAAGTATCCCTCCTACATGGTTAGCTGATTTTATTTCTAAGTTCAGTGCTAAGAATCTAGGAGTATCAGGTAAAACAACTGATAAGTCTAGTGTAGTTAAAAGGTTGATTAAGTTTTTATCTGAGTATGATTACACTCTCGAAGAGATCTCACAAGCCACCGATCTGTATATTAGTACGCTTAAGCAGCAAGGAAGTATTAAATTCATCAGAGAATGTGGTTACTTTATCTTTAAGAAAGTAGACGGAGTAGATCAAAGCGACTTAGCTAAGTGGTGTGAAGAACTCAAAAATGGTACAGGACCTGCTTACAATAGTCATCAAATCCTCTAATTATGAACTTTGAAAAGTTAATAAGTCAGATTGAGGGTAACAAGATTATTAAAGAGACAGGTGGCTTAACAGCTATCCCTCCTCCATTTCCTCGTTTATCAGAACATTATGGAGGATTTACTAAAGGTTCTATTACTTGTTTAACTGCTGCTTCAGGTGTAGGTAAGTCAAAGTTTGCTAAATACATGACTATTCTTAACATCATGAAGAAGACACAGAACACAAACATAGTTCCTAAAATCTTCTATTTTGCCTTAGAGGAAAGTGCTACAGACTTTTGGCTATCATTCCTATCTATGTATATGTATGAGAAACACCGTATTACAATCAGTGTATCTCAACTTAAATCAGTAGGTAATTATACTTTAAGTAGCGAACTATTAGAAAAGGTAAAGCAAGGAGAGAAGTTCATTAACACACTAGAAAGATCAGTAGAGGTAGTTGACTATATCAGAAATCCCACAGGTATGGCTAAGTACGTAAAAGCGTACTTCGAAAATCCTGAGATAGGAGAATACACCTACAAAGAAATAGAAGAAGGTAAGCGTATAATAACAGGTTATACTTATAAGTCAGATGACTTGTGGGTGTTCTTTGTATTAGATCATATTAGTCTTTTATCTAATGAGCTAGCTCCTGACACTAAGATGAAGTTATCGTCTTATCAAACGTTTGACTTTATGATTAAGGATTATGTTCTTGATATATTTTCTAAGCGTTTTAAGATGGTTAATGTAATCGTCCACCAACAAACACCAGCTTCAGAAAAGCAAACTTACACTTACAAAGGTCAACTTATGGAAGAGAAGCTAGAACCCTCAATGGAGGAGCTTCACATCAATAAGGGTGTACACCAAGACTACGAAGTAGTAATAGGTTTGTTTAGTCCTGCTAGATACAACATAGGCACACACAATGGCTATGATGTATCATTACTCGGTAACCATTACAGGTCCCTTAAATTCCTAAAAGATAGATACTTTGGCTTAGAAAACTCAAGCATTGGTCTATACTTTAATGGAGCTAACGGAGAATTTGAAGAGTTACCTAGACCCCAAGAGATGAATAGCCCTACAGCTAATCACTATGAGAATTTTTTAAGAAAAGCAAAACATTAAAAATGATCGAAGAAGAAAAGAACCCTTATTTAGTACAACTCATACGGAAGATGTGTGAAGTAATCAACGTAGATTACAACACTATAGACTTTCAAGAAGATGAATGGTATGATAAACATACCTGGACAGAAGAACAAGAAAACGAATACATTGTATGGATGTCAGAAGAGCTTTTTAACAACGAAGCTATGAGAGAAGAACTGTTAGAAAACCCTGAGAAAAGTATTATGAATTGTTTCCACGCAGCAGTACACTTTGTAGCCAACTTTGGTTGGGATACACTAGGTGATATTGTAGACAACATAGAAGAAAACAAAGTAAAATAAAAAATATGTCATCAAAACTAATC